CCAACCTTCATTGATAGGTGTAGCAAGTTTCATTCTATTAAATTCTTTATCAGTAGCCCAACCTGAGTCGGACATAATATCAATCCACTCTATTCTGTACTTTGAATACGGGATATCGTTTGGCTGTGTAGCGTTTGCGATCTGTTTTCTTCTTCGGGGTTTTCTTTTCTTTGGTCTCTGCATAATATTCTGGATTGTGGATCCTGTTGAACATATCAAAAAAATTTTCTTCCGTCATCTTTTTTGTGAACTTTTAACCCTTTTTTGTGAACTTTTAACCCTTTTTTGTGAACAAATCACGTTTTTAAAATGCAAAAAGCCTTATTTTACAGGGATTTCCACACTTTCACATATAAGAGCCAAAATATCTTCAGCGTCATTTGGAGCCGTGAGGTTTTCAGAAAAATGTGATTATGTGAACTTTGGGCTATTCGCTATATATACCAACACTTCTAGCTACCACATTTCAGTCACAAAATCACAAAATTCGACCTTGTCGTTCGTTTTATGGGGATTTTTGACATCAAAAATCACATTTTTGACCCTAAATCTCGTTTTTTTTCCGTTGAAATGTGTAAAATCGTCCCACTCTTTCTAGGAACTTATGTTTATATTTCGTGAATTCTCGTCCTGTGGAAGTGAATTTTTGGAAGAATCCGTCCTTGGAACACATAAGAATGACACCTTGGTCAATACATGTCTTATAGATCTGGTCATGAGCCATGGCATAAGCCGCTAGCTGCAAGAACATATCATCTATCCACTCGCGTCTTTTAGGCTTGTTCGTTTGCTTGAAATCGATTATACTTTCGCGCCCAGAATAAATACCACATAGGTCTGTCTGACCTGCATACAACCCCGGGTAAAATAGGACAACTTCACTGCCCCATATTTCAGATAAGTCATTAAAACCCTGCTTAATAATCGCTTGCCCCATGCCGCTCGCCGCTTGCCCCTCGTCACTCAGGTCTAGCAACTTCTCATTCCTGAGGTAATATTCGAGAAACTCGTGCATTGCTGTACCCCGTCGAGCAGCTTCTTCCTTAATTTTCTCTGCCACATTTTCGCCAACTTTCCGCCTCCATTTGGACAAACTTTCTCTCTTCGCTTCATCCTGTGTGGCGTGTAGAATCGTGGTCACCGATGGGAGCGTCTCGTTGCTAACATCATAGTGCCGGTTGCCTTCTATCAGGGAGCGTGTACTCGGCGGATAGGTGTAAAGTTTATTCCATTTCATGATCTTTTCTTAATCTTCTTAGGCTCGGGACTGTCATTCATGTATATTTCGAACAACGTCCCTGCTCGTTCATCTATGTTACAGATGTCCGGCCAGTGCTCCGTATTGAGCAACCGGACTTTAAGGGCGTGTATGTTCTCCAGTAGCTTATTGAACTTTACTGTTGTCTTTGTCCTTTTTTTCATCGTACTTTCTTGTGCCGTGCTCTATAATTTTTTCCAGGCCACGGCTTGTCATATGTAGGTCGACACCGAACGGTCTCCACGCTTTCTTCATGAGATTTAGTTCAAGAAGTATCACCGACCATTGTTTTTGGGATGCTCCCTTGGCTATTATATTTACTTTTTTTTCGCGCATTCTTTCCAACTATCTATAATATACTCACCAGTTGAATTATCAACATAGATTACCCATTTACCGATAGTGATGTAGGCTGAATGGTTAGATCTTATGTCAACTTTAATCGGATTTGTTTCTTTCATATTTTATATATAGGTCTTTATGGGATGAATGTCAAGGTGTAAAAAACTCCTTCACCAGTTATGGCGGGCGTAACTTCTGACATATGTTCCTTCGAACTAATATCATACCTTTGCAGGTATGCTATCATACTATGTAGAAATTAGCCACCCCAGTCAACATCGTCTTCGTGGACTACGCAGTTTGAATTTGGTTTAGGTTTTTCCATTCCTTGACACTATTTACATTTAGGGCGCGATGCAAGAAAAATGTTGGTATTGCTTGTTAATTTGTAAAGTTTTGTAAAGAAATTATTTACATATTGTAAAGGTTGTCAACGCCCCTGACCTTTATATTTTTTATAATGTGATTTTTTATTGGGGTTTTTGCAATGTCGTCCAGGCCGCTTTCTGTGGACTTTTTTAATGTGTTTATAACCGTAGAGACTACTGGACTTTTTCCGGGCCATGGAACTCTACCTTGTCTCCCTTTTGGAGAGCAGGCACATAGCTTATTTTGCCATTAACCTTTTGTTCCAGATCATACCCGCATAAAGTGCACCGGTAAGCATTCTTGACAATGGAAACAAGTAGCGAGTCCTGGTTGCAGACAGGACAAACCCCATTTACAATTTCCGTGTTAATATTTATCTTTTTGAACATGCTTTACCTTCCTTGTGTACTTGGTCTTATCCTTAAACCGCTTGGATGTAAAGAACTGAAGCACCCTTGCAACAGGGTTCTTTTTATTCATTATCTTTATTTTCTTTGACACAGACAGGTTCCTCCGGAGCAAAAGCGCAACCTAAAGCGGTTCCAAAATCTTTCATTATGGTTACTGAATCGGTAAGTGTTAAAGGCTGTTTAATGGGCTTCTTAATGGACTGACACCCTGTTAACCCTATGAAAATTAATATAATAGCAAGGGCCCATATTATGTTACGCTCCAGTTTTTTGTCGTACATGTCTATTCTTTTTCCCGCCCATATAACATTCTGATGGCTCGTAGTTCCATTTCTTTCCATGATGACCCCTCAGGTCTGCATAGAACATTCTTAATCTGACTATGAATTTTTTAAATGATCTTGACATTTACTGACATCCTTCGCATTCGCCGGTGTCGTCTATTACGATTCCGCCATCTTTACTACAGCCACATTTGTTACATGAACAGTCTTCATGGCTGAAGCAACGACTCTCGCAGTGGCATGAATGATTACATTTTTTACAGAATTTATCAGTCATTTTTTATATTTCGTCAAGTTAACATAGCTCACGTATAATTTCACCTTATACTTTGATATTATCTGTCTTATCTTCCATATCAGTTTCTTCATCACGTATATCCTTACTTTTCATGTGTGTTGATATTAAAGATACCGGCTGGTATCTCCGATTATTTAACTAGTGTGTATAGAATAAGGATAGCAACGATTATGCCAAAAGTAACTTTCTTGTTGGCTCTAGCTAATCCCCATAGTCCTATAGCGTATTGTTTTAGTTTTTCCATAGTTTTCTCCTATTTTATATTGCCCCAGTTTTCACCGGATTCATAGTCTACCTTATTAGGCACCTCCAGTTCAACAGCGGATTCCATAATTTTTTTTATTTTTTCAGCTTCTTTATCATCTTTTACAGAGATATCCAACTCATCATGCACCTGTATATGTGGAATAATTTTCTCTTTATGTAGTTCAATCATTGCTTTTTTGGTCATATCGGCAGCTGATCCTTGTATAAGTTTGTTTAATGCTTTGTAGGTATATGCCCTACGAATCCCCGGTCCATGCTCCCTGAGCGCTTCTTCGTGCGGCAGGGATTTATGAATTCCGAATTGATTCGGTTCCCATAAGTGAAATCGGCAAAGTCTGCCGAGTAATGTTCTTATCATCCCTGAATCCTGGGCGCGCTTCATAACAGAATCCATCAACTGTTTTACAAATGGAACTTTACTATGATATTGTTTAAATAATTCTTCTGCTTTATCTTTGTTAATACCGAGTTCTGCCTGTAATTTATTTTTACCCATCCCATAGAATAAACCCAAGTTGATTGTTTTAGCTTGAAGTCTAGGAATGTTCGCCATGTCGGCTACGATGGCGTGGAAATCTGCATCTCCTTTGTTGTACGCGTCGAGGACTTCTCCTACGCCGTATAACTTCTGCAAGGATGCATAATGTACCACCAACCTAGGCTCCTGTTGATTATAGTCAAAACAACCCCATCTATGGCCTTCCTCAGGTATAAATAGACGCCTGATCCGTGGTCCAAGTTCCTTGTTCCGTGCGGGAATCTGCTGAAGATTCGGGTTGGAATAACTGAATCTACCAGTAACCGTTCCTCCGCTGTCTCCACGAAGCTGGTTTATTCCAGCGTGAATCCTGCCCTTGTGGGCATGTTTTAGTATGGAGTCAATAAAAGTTGAATGTGATTTATTTATTTCTCTGGCTTGCGCAATCTTTTTGACAACTGGATGCGGATGATTCTGCAGGAAGTTCTTAACGAAGCTTGGTTCTTTTGATTTCTGTGTTGTTTCATACGGAAGATCAAGTTTATCAAATACTTTTGCCACGGATCTTGCAGCCATAATCTGTACATCAAGGCCGGTTTCTTTTTTAACATCTAACAATAAATTTTTTTCCTGTTCCATCAATAATTTCTTTTCTTCCAACGCCTGCTCTTCATCCACACGGACTCCAAGAAAACTCATTTCCACAAGGCATGGAAACAGTTCCATTTCAAGATGGAAGATGGATGAGAGATCTTGATAATCTATTTCTTTTTTTAATTCTTGCCAAAGGCTCAAAGTCAGTTCTGCATCTTTTTCAGCATAGGCGCCTACGTGCATGGCCGGAAGCCTATACATTTCTACTTTGGCATCTACGCCCCATTCTCTTGCCGCTTCGTACAAAGCAGCTTCATCTTTACCTTGTCCCGTATAACGTCGGGCACAATTATTTAGATCGTAACGCATTTGATTTTCATCAACCAATGCTGAAGCAATCATGGTGTCTACAACATGACCACCTATTGCAATATTTCCCAGTGTTTTAATCCAGCAGACATCATAAATGGCATTATGGAAAATTTTTAGTGCGTTTGTTTTTAAGACTTCTCTAAACCATTTTAAAACCATTTCACGGTCCATGTTGCCACCGCCCTCATGGGCAATTGGATAGTAGCCGCACCAGTCCTTAACAGCGACAGATATTCCTGTTATTTTTCCATTACCTGTAAAGGAACCCGACCCCATTTTTATTAAATTAGTGTCTTTTGTTTCCAGGTCGATTGCTATTTCATCGTATTTAGATAAGTCTGGAAATTCCTGTGGTGGAATCCATTCAGTTTGAGGTTTGAAAAGTGGCTGCTGTATCATGAATAATCTCTTTCAATAATCATATCAATATAATGTTTTGCTTTCTCTAAATCTTGTACTTCTCCTTTAGCTGCGTGTCTGCAAATATATTTAATAGCATTTCCTTCTGCAAATAGCAATTTGTTCTTGTTAATAAATTCACTAGGTTGAGTTTTCATTTTTTTATAATGAGTTCCACCAATTTGTTTATTATACACACTCATATCTGATAACTCTTATAAAAATCTTTTGGCTCTATAATATGCAGGTGTTTCTTGGTCCGTGTTGCGCCAACATAGAACAGTCGATTCTCGTCATCGGGATTTTTGTCATATCCTTTTTGCGTATTTAGACTTAAATCTGTTAATAAAACTACATTTTGTGCTTCTCCACCCTTGACACCATGAATGGTTGATAATAAAATTCTTGGTGCTTTATTAAGCTGTTCTCCATTACTTCTCATTTTTCTAATATATTCTACTTTTCTCCATGGAGCGTCATCCAGAGATTCATACCAAACAGAATTAGTACGAAGACCAAATTTGTCTTTACAATCATTTAAAGAA